GATTTGCGTTTCTTTTTTCTTTGTGTTACTATACACATCTCTAAGCAAATCACTAAAGGTTTTATCATCAAATAATGGTGTATCTTTATCCATATTAATTTTTTAATAAATAGGTTTACTTTTAAATAGCTACTTACCTTTATAAATAGGTAATTTTTCTAAATCTTCTAAATACTCTCTCAGTCTTTTTATTCTTACTCCAGCTATCCAAGATTCACGGTCTTCATAGTATCCAAGTTCTTTTAATAGTTTTGGATCAGTTTCTTTTGGATCAAAGTCAAACGCGTTTATATTTGGACCACCACTAACACATTCCCAACATTTAAGTTCCTCATGTAATAGTAACTGCAATCCGTCTCTTGAAAGCACAACTAGCATTAATACTTTTTATTTTTAAGTATGTAACCATGTTGTAAATAATCCATATACATACTTGTATATTTATCTTTCATAGTTTTAACCATCTTTGTTATTTGCTGTGTGCTTGCATTTGACATTTCTCTAATGTAAATGTATAATGCTTTTTTGTTAAACAATTCTATACGTTCTCTTTTTCTGAAAAGCTCTATAACAGCAGCTGCTAATAGTTTATCTCCTTTTTTAGTAAAGACACCTTCTAAATGATCATCCCAGTATAAAACAAACTTATCAATGAAGTCTGACGTGTTGTGTTCTAAGTCCTGCTCATCAGGAATATGCTCCAGTTCAGAATCTTTTAGTACATCAATTCTGTTGTGAGATGTAAGTTTTTTGTAATTGTTTTTGTTTCTCAGTATGCAATAGTTCTTTGCTACAATACTAAAGTAACTAAAAGCTTTTCCGTTTGGAGCTTTAAATTTAGGAAGTTTTTCAACGAGGAAACTGACAACCTCATGTTGCATTTGTTGCAATGTTTGGCCGTCAGTATAATAAAATTTGAACGTGTGTATGATATTTTCAACTAGCTTTTCAAAGGCTGGTTTAATTTCTTTTTGATATATAGTACTTTTTTCTACAAAGTCACTTGTTGTGTTATACTTAACAATACTAATATCTACTTCAGGTCCAAAGTATAAGCGTTTAGTCTTTGGTTTTCTTACTTTCTTCGGTTTGATTGGCGTTGACATATTTTGTAATAAATTCATAAAGATTATCTATTGATTCGTCAATATCAGTAAAGATAACTCCAACTTCATCATCAGCTTTAAATGAACCAATTCTATCAATCTCTTTCATTCTATCTCTAGTTTGCGTAAACCTATAATAAAGTGTTGATATAAATTGAACATAAGCTTCACAATACTTGGTTGCTATCTCTGCTCTCTTATAATTAATATACAGCAAATACCCCAGTAATGCGACAAGTACGATTAAAATAACAACTAATACTATCATAATTATTTGAATAAAGTGTTAAACACGTTCATTAAATCATCCTTTTGTGTTTCACTCATAGATGTTGGAACGTTTGGTTTTCTTTTTTCTTTTGTTATTGAATCGTTATTTTGTAGTTTGTCCCACTTCTCAAACTCAATACGTGATGCCATATGATCTGCATGATGTAGTAGTATTGGTAAATGTGTACGTAGTTTTGATTCCTTGGCATAAGATATATAATAAGACTTGTTAGCTTCTTCATACAATCCATCGTGTAATTTAATACCCAAGTACTCATTTAAACTTACTTTAATACCTCTTTGCTGTAATAGAAACAATCCTCTATCAGGTACTGTAAGAAAAGGATTTTCAGGATTATGTTTGTAAATTTTACCTTGATTTTTTCTATGCCATTCTGAATCATTGTGTATATACTGTTCTGCTTCTTCAGACCCTATTTTACCAAGATCATGGTTTATTGCTGCAAATACTAACTCTTCATCAGTATAGTTAATGTATGCTCCAGTTTCAGCCCATAAGTCTTTTAATTTTAATGCACAATCAATAACTCGCATAACGTGATCCACATATCCACCTGGAAAGGTATTGTGATGATGATCCACACTTGCTGCTGGCATTAGCATGATACGTTCTGTATGCTCTACATATAGATTTTTTAAAAGATCTTTTCTTTCTCCCGTAATATACCTATCAATGTAAGATAAGAATTTTTCATAGTTGGCTTGCAACTCTTCTATTGTATAGTTCATGTTATAACTGTTTTTGTAATTTTTTTAATTTAACTTCTATTTTTTTAATCACTGTTTTTCTAGTCTCTTTTTTCAAAGACTTCTTTAATTCAGCATATTCAGTAAGTACCTGTTCTCTTTCCTGCTGCTTTTGTATTTTATTCTTTTTAGGCTTAACAGTAATTATAGTTGGTTGCAACGTATCTTTTAATTGTGATTGCTCTACACCCTTATGATACACAGTACCATTAGAATGTACAAATTCTTTCATGAATCTCCAACCTTTAGGACATCCTTGTACTGTTTTCTTCTTGGTTTTTGGTGGATCTAAAGTTGTAACGGATTCAGCTACACACTCCCAACACACAACCCAAGGAGCTTCTACGGATACATTTTTTACCAATGTTCCACAGGATTTACATTCTGCAGTTTTGTACATATGCTTTATTGTTTATTAGTTTGGTGCTACTGGTGTAAAGTGGATGCGTGTATCAATCATTGCAGTATACATCGTTATACCATCCAGTCTATGTCTACCTTTGTATAAAGGTATTAAACCATTAACGTTATAACTATATTTAATTGCATCTTTAACTTGGTTTTGATTTGCTGAATACATGAAGGTTATGTGATCTACTTCTATGTAAAACAAGGTATCTTTTGCTAAATTCTCTTTAATAGAATCTAAGATCTCTTCAATCATATAGTAGTGATAAACATAATCATCATAAACAAGCTTTTTCTCAGCTTTATTAAAGATATGGATTGCAGGAAATTGAGCAGAGTCTGCAGTAAGTATCCTTTCGCGAGCTAAGCTCAATTGTGATGAGACATTGGCTAAAAATTTTGATTTAACTAAGTTCTCAAAGCATCCCATGTTTATTTACTTTACAGCACTAGGCTTGTTATTGTTGTTATTGTGTTTTGGTCTAAAACTTCTTTTTGGCTTATTAGTTCTAACTTGTCCTTCTACTGTTGGCTTGTTAGTTGGCTTTTGACCAATCACTATCTCACCACGAGCTTGTAACATTATTACTTGATTAGCCAAACCAGCTTTATCTTTCTCTAATTCTAAAATACGCTTACCTGCTTTATCAGCAAAGTCTTTAATATTATCAAATTTAATTTTAGCATCTACTGCTTTTTTGTTGTTGATAAAAGCAATGCATCCTAATGCTACTGCTAATAATCCAATTGTAATTGTAACTACGATCATTGTTTTTTGTTTTTTGTTTTTAATTTATTACTCTTTTATTTTATACTTATGTATTGCACATAATATCCGGAAAAAAAACCAGAAAGTCAACAGCTATCCTTGTCCTATGGATATTTTCTTGTATAACTTACTTTTTTTATTGCCACTTTGTTTTGTTTTTGCATGAACACCAGCTCTTTTAACTCTTGGTTTTCTTAAAAAACCTCCAACTGCTGTGTCTTTTTTTGCTTTTGCTGCCATTGTTAATATCTAATTATTTACTATAAATAGTCACATATTAAATATAAAAGGCCGAGTATATTATACCCAGCCTTTAACAGTTCGTTACTTTAATGCTAATTATTTTGTAGAATCAACTACTGCTATTGAAGACACTCCTACTGCTGATGAATCACATGCTGCATGACAAGAGTCTGCTGCTGCTGTTGAATCAGTTATTACTGGAGTTGTTTCTGGTGCATTTGTATTGCAACTTGCTAATGCGAACATTGTCGCTACTAGGATGATTGTTTTTTTCATTTTGGTTTTTAATTGTTGTTGTTTGTATATAAATAAATATAGCTTATTATTCCTTAAATAGCTAATATCATAAAATTTTTATTTAATTGGAAATCAACTAGTTATATAACTGCCTGATTTTCAACACTATTATTTTCATATAATATTGTGTTTAAAGCTCTTCCACGACCATCAATACCATCCATACCGTATCCAAAGATAAAGTGGTCTTCTGTCATTGTGAAACCGCAAACATCAATTGGGTGCGTGCAATGTGCTTTCTTAATGAGCACACAAGACTTCACTTCTTTTGCACCATATTGCTTAAGCATGCTTGTTAAAAAGTTTAACGTGTTACCTGAATCAGCAATATCATCAAACAGCCAAACTGTCTTGTCTTTAATTACTTTAGGATCAAACATCTTATATAAATTGAACTCCTTTTGTTCAGTACCTTGATATGAATTTATACCGATATACTCAACATAAGGATCAAACATAAGACCTCTACATATATCATTGAAAAAAGGTACAACACCAGTCAGTATTGGTGCAAAAACTACTTCATGCTCATTTTCAGTATTGTATAATTGATTGAAGTGTTCGGATGTATCCATAACACAATCTTCTATCTCCCAAGGAGTATATAGTATTTCTCTCATAAAGTAAATGTAGGAATAATTTTAAACTTTGGCAACAGACTGCCAATATTTTTTATCTACTTTAAAGTTATCTAATAAACCTTGTTTGCTCATTTTAATAATTTCCTTAGCAATACTTGAACGTGTTTCATTTAACCATTCCAATACATAAGGTTTAACTTTTTCAATAGACAGTTCTGAGAATACTAAATTCTCTATTAGATGCTTTTTAACATAGCTTCTTGCGTCTTCTTCGTAATCTGGACAAACTACACCATAACTTTCTTTTGCTCGTCGTATAGCCCACTTCTCTGCA